GCAGACCTGGCGCCCGCTGGCCATTCAATCGGACAACACCGATTTCAAGCCGAACTATCTGGTGCAGCTGAACGCCAGCATCGTGCCTGAAAAGGTGCTTGAGGATGGAGAATACAAGTCCGGCACCATGAGCGATGGGAAGACCACCTATCAGCTCAGCACCTACGGCAAGGGTCTGGTGATCAGCAGGCAAGCACTGATTAACGATGATCTGTCTGCGCTGGATCGTGTGCCCGCAAAGATGGGCGCCGGCTGTGCCCTCCTGGAATCCAATTTGGTGTGGGAGCAGCTGACTAGCGGCGCGAGCGGCGCCACGGTTACCCTCGACAACAAGGCCCTTTTCCACGCTGATCACAACAACACCGGCACCGGTGTTATCGGCATCGCCGGCATTGATGCTGGCGTGACGAAGATGCGCAAGCAGACCGATCCCGCCGGCAACAGTCTGAACGTTCAGGCCTCGTATCTGATCGTCCCCCCCGAGCTGCGCACCGCCGCCCTTCAATTCCTGTACCCGACTGGCTATGCGCCGTCCACCCTGGCCGGCGTCAACCCCTTTGCTGGCGGAATGGAGCTGATCGTCGAGGCTCGCCTTTCAGCGGACTCCACGGCCATGTACTACCTGGCTGCAAGCCCCAATCGGATCGACATGCTGCAGTTTGGCTACCTGGCCGGCGAGGGTGGCCCGACGATCATTACCACCGAGAAGCGCAACCCCGATGGGGTGGAGATGCTGGTGCGCCACGACTTCTACGCCACCTTGGCTGACTGGCGCGGCTTCTACCGTTCCACCGGCGTCTGAGCCGGATGATCCTGGGCCGGCGATCCCGGCCCATCCCAATTCAAACCCTGAGGCAACCCCGTGAAGAACCCCATCCAGGAGGGCAAGTCCCTCGATCTCGCCGCTCCCTATGCCGTTTCCAGCGGCGGCGGCGCAATCATTGGCTCTATTTTTGGCGTCGCTTCCACTGACCTAGCTAGCGGCGAGACGGGCGCATTCCAGCTTGAGGGCGTCTACTCCCTCGCCAAGTCCACCGCTGCCAGCTCTGGCGGATCCCAAGGCGCTAAGGCGTACTTCATCACCGGCACCAAGCTGGTTACCGCCGTGTCCACCAGCAACACGCTGATCGGCGTGTTCACTGCCACCTGCGCCGATGGTGATTCCACCTGCAGTGTCCGCCTGAATGGCTCCTTCTGATGGGCTGGGCCACCCTGGAAGCATCAGTCAACCGGGTGGCCTTTGCTCGCTTGGGCAGCGTCAGCGTCGTTGCTGGCGCTGCCTTAGGGCGAGGTTTTCTGAAGATAAACAGCGAAGTCATTCTCGGCGGCGAGGTGACCGTGATCGATTACATGCTCGAGGCGCTGACTGCTGACTTTGGCAATCTTGCCTATGGCCAGGCAATCACAGTGGGCGGCGAGTCCTACAAGGTCGAGATGCAGCCGCAGCGGGTTGATACGGGCATGTGGTGCCGGATCCCGCTGGTTAAGGTGGCAGCCGTCGCCACCGCCAACAACATCACCACCCTTTCCGGCCTGCGCCTGATGACCCAGGACGATCGCTACCTGGTCACGCTTTAGGACTCCCTAGCCTGAGCCCATGGCCGATGTCACGATCACAGGGCTGCCGAACGCAGCGACTCTGACCGGCACCGAGCGGGTGCCGATGGATCAAAGCGGCGCGACCGTGGATGCGCCGGCCAGCGCTATCGCCGCATTGGCCACCAAGGCAACGGTGGGGCTCGGCAACGCCGATAACACCAGCGACGCCAGCAAGCCGATCAGCACGGCTACTCAGGCGGCTTTGGACGGCAAGGTGTCGAGCGGCGGGCCGCTGGGTACCCCCAGTAGCGGCACGCTCGCCAACGCCACGGGCTTGCCGTTAGCCACCGGCGTGACGGGGGTCCTGCCCGTGGCCAACGGTGGCACCGGCACCGCAGCCCCCGGCCTAGTGGCAGGCGCCAACGTCACGATCACCGGCGCATGGCCAAACCAATCCATCGCCGCTGCCGGCGGTGGGGGCGGCGGAGGCTCCGGCACCGTGACCAGCGTGGGTCTAGTTGCCCCGGCGGGCTTCTCAGTGAGCGGCTCACCGGTGACAGTCAGCGGCATCATCACCCTGGCTTTTGCCGCGGGCTACAGCCTGCCCCTCGATTCCAGCCAGGCCAACTGGAACACAGCATTTGCTGAGCGGCTGCGATGGGACGGCGGCAGCACGGGGCTGAACGCAACGACCGCCCGCACCAGCCTGGGGCTGGGATCGGCCGCAACGGCGGCAAGCAGCGATTTTGCCACTGCCGCGCAGGGAGCTCTCGCGGCCACTGCTGTTCAACCTGCAGCGCTGGGCAGCTACCAGCCCCTCGACTCTGATCTGACATCGATCGCGGCGCTGACGACTACGGCCTTCGGGCGGTCGATGCTGACGCAGGCCGATGCAGCCGCCGCCAGGACGACCCTCGGCGCAGGCACCGTCACAAGCGTGACGGCAAACTCGCCGATCACCAGCAGCGGCGGTGCCGCGCCGGTGATCTCGACCAGCATGGCCACCAGCCGGCTGCTGGGTCGCAGCAGCGCCGGCACGGGCGTGGCCGAAGAAATCAGCCTTGGCGCAAACCTGACGCTGAGCGGCGGCGTGCTGAGCGCCAGCGTCTCCGGTGGTGGCGGCGGCGATGCCCTGGTCAGCCAGCCGCTTAGTCAGTTCGCGGCCACCACTTCGGCGCAACTCGCCGGAGTGATCACCGACGAAACTGGTACCGGGGCGCTGGTGTTCGCAAACAGCCCAACCCTAATCACCCCTGCCCTGGGCACGCCCAGCAGCGGAACGCTAACGAACTGTGCCGGCCTGCCCGTGAGCACAGGCATAAGCGGCCTGGGCGCCGGCATTGCCACGGCTCTGGCGATCAACGTTGGCTCAGCGGGCGCCCCGGTGCTGTCCGGCGGGATTGGTGGCACGCCGTCAAGCATCAATCTCGCCAACGCTACAGGGCTGCCGGCAGCAGCCATCGGCGACAGCACGACGATCGGCCGCGCCGTTGTGACCGCTGCCGATGCTGCAGCAGCCCGCACAGCCATCGGCGCCGGCACCAGCAGCCTTGTCGTCAGCACCAGTGGCCCCCAGCCCCTGGGGGCCACCGCATCGGCAGGTAGCACAGGGCAGGCGGCAGACGCAGGGCACGTTCACGCACGCAGCACCTACGCGGACCTGGGGCCAATCGCCGATGGCATCATCTTCACAATCTCCAATCGCGGCGAGACCGCAACGGCAAGCACAAATTATGATGAATCCCCGCCGCTATCGTTTGCGGTAACAATTACAAAAATCACGTTTATCACGCATATGGACAATACAGGCAGTAGCACAACAACGCTGAGCGCATACAAGAAAACTGCCGCAGGCGTGAAAACAACCTTGCTCTCTGCCAATACAACGCTTGTTTCTGGCGCTTCAGTCGCTGTCGGATCGCTATCTGGCACGGCTGGCGTTTTGTCGCTGGCCGCTGGCGACCGCCTGGGGGTCGATCTGATCGGCCTCGGCACTGGTGCGTCCGGCATCAAGTGCATCATTGAGTACACCCGTTCCCCTGCTTGATCATGACTGCTCTTCCCATCATCACCAACCCTGATACAGGCGTGCGCTACTACGCCGGCCCCGGCCCGCAGGAAGGGCAAAGCGTAGACCTCTTCGTTCCCCTGCGAGGAGAGACGGCCACCAACCCTGGTGGCACCCGCTGGCCCAATCTGTTTGGCCTGCCCTATGACGGCACCGAACTGAGGTACTACCTGAAGGGCTCGCCGAAGGTGCGCGAGTATGACGCGCAGGTGTTCTATGAGGTGGCGAGCTGGGGCCCGGTGGATTATGCCAGTCCCAAGGCGGGCGGCCCGGCCGGCGCCTGGGAAGAGGCGCTGGAGGTGAGGCTGCGCCCCGTGGAGGAGCTGCTAAACCAGGTGGAGGCGATGCGGTTGCAGGCCAACTCTCGCTTGTATCCGAGCAACGAAGATCCGATGCTGGGCGTATTGCTGGCCGAGGCGATCCGCCGCGACACAGAGGGCACCGCATCGAGCTTCATGCAGGACCTACTGACCCGCCATCAGTCGCTTGTAAACGCGGGCTTTGGCAACATGGAGCGGGCCGCCGAACTGCGTCAGCAGATCCAGGCGGGCCAGGCGTTCGACCTGTCCGCCGGATGGGCCAATGAAATCACGCAATGAGTGGCGCCACGGCCCCTATACCGGAGGTAACAAGATGCTGACTGCTCCTAGGCGGAAGCTTTTGCTGTATCCCGCCTATGTCCAGGATTACTTGGATAGGGTTACAGCGGCCGATGTTGCTGCTGGGAACAACTCCGGTCTTGAGCTTGGCGTCACCGATCCTATATCCGCGTTCATGCAGGATCTGGTTTCAATCTCCTATCTGGGAGTGTCTGCCAACGTGATCAGCCAGGCCGCTTCCCTTATCAAGGCGGCGCCGATCTTGGCTGGAGCGCGGACGCCGGCTGGTGCATTAGTGCCGCTGGTCGGACCTGCGCCGACCGCATTTAACTTCGACGCCGCTGATTACAACCGAAAAACTGGTTTTTTGGGGAATACAACTAACCGGTACATCAACTCCAACCGCAGCAATTCGGCCGACCCTCAAAATAACCGCCATGCGGCTGTTTTTGCTAATACCCCAGACAATGGCAACAGCTTTTTACTATCAGCCAGAGGAGCGAGCACGGACATTGGCTCTACGGGAATTAGGACCAGAAATGCCAGCGGGTCTTCATGCGTAAATGGGTTCGACGCTCAGGACGCCGCTGGGGCGGAGATGCCAACAAACACCGGAACCTTTAAGGGTGTTTCCCGAAATAGCTCAAGCAGTTACACCTCTCGCGTCAATGGCGGCAACTTTACAATCAGCAGAGTTTCAGGAACGCCCGTGAGCGCAAACTATGCCTTGTTCGCCCGCAGCGACCTGGTGGCCACGACCTTCTTTGCCGGTCGGATTAGTTTTTATTCTATCGGCGAGGCCCTGACGCTGAGCTCGCTGGAGTCCAGGGTCATCACCCTCATGGCAGCCCTGGCGGCCGCTATCCCATGACCCGCCCCAAGGGTGTGACCCCGTGGGCTCAGGCTGCCTAGCCTGAGCAAGGCGCCGCTGTCAGTTATGCCACCAGAACACGAATACACCCACACAGACCTCTGGATAGCGATCACCAACCTCTCCGGGAAGATTGACAGCGTGCTGAAAGAGGTTTCCCGAATGGACCGCACCCTTGAAGGTGATGACGGGGTGATTACCAGGCTGCGCAAGCTGGAAAGCCAGATGGCCCAGGCGCGGCTGATTGGGGGGTTGGCTGTGTTGCTGATGCCATTCGTTACCACGCTCGTCATCACATTGGTTGATCACAAGCTGACCACACCAGCCGCTATCGAACGGCGGGAGGGGGGCAATTGACTTGGATCACCGCCGCAATGCTGGCCGGCTACATCGGCATCTGCGAATACCGGGCGCCGTCCCCTTGGGTGGCGTGCTAGAGCCGCTGGAATTGGGCCCTCGGCGTGCTGGTGCCGTCGCCCATCCAGGGCGCCGTGAACCGCCTCCTGCCCGGCCGGCGGCGCCACTCCGACGCCAAGCATGAGGAGCCGCAGGCATGACCAGCAGATCTGAGATCATCCTCGCAGGCACGAAGGCGATCCTTGAGGCTGGCCTCACCGGCGCCGCTGCGGCCACGGTCTACCGCGACCGGGCCGAGGCCTTGGCCCGCAATGAACTGCCAGCCGTGGCGCTGGACTGGGACACCCAGAGCGACGCGGCGACCACCCACAAGACGCTCACCACCACCATGTCGCTGGAGGTGGACATCCTGATCAGCGGCGCGCCCCTCACCCTCCTGGCCGATCTGATCTGGGTCCGGGCCCATGAGTTGCTGATGGCCGAGGCCACCGGCGTGCCCAGCCTGCCCGGGGTGATCGGGATCATGCCCACCGGCCGCCAGGCCGAGCGGGTGAGCGGCGAGATTGGCGTGCTGAGGTGTTCCTACACTGTGACGTATCAGACCTTCCAGCTCAACATAGATAATGGCCTCCCATAAGACGCTGCCACCGCCGCCCACCGAACCGGGGGAGTTTGAGCTCTCCAAGGACGGCAAGGGTTGGGTCTTGGTGACTGCAGCGGCTGAGCCGGTCTGCGCAGTTGAGCAGGCCACTTCTCCCGACCAATCAACCCCTGGTGATCTCTGATGGCCGCCTACCGGAAAACGCTTATCTGCAGCAAGGCGGAAGCCACCTATGGCGCAACGGCCAGCACCGCCGGGGCTGACTACCTGGTGGCACTGGCGGACGCCTCGATCACGCCACTCTCTGCTGAATCACTCGATCGGGAGATTTTGGACGGTTCGTTTGGCTCCACCCTCTCGCCGCTGATCGCGCGGCGGAAGGTGGAGGCTTCTATCCCCATCGAGCTGGGCGGATCTGGCACCGCCGGCACCGCCCCGAAGTACAGCCACCTGCTGCTCGGCTCAGGGATGAACCTCACCACGGTGTCGGCCACAAGCAACACCTACAACCTGGTCACCGCCGAAAACCTGGCCAGCTCTGAACTGATGTTCTTTGGCGATGGCCAGCGCCATCAGGCGCTTGGTTGTCGCGGTGGCTTTGAGATCACCTTCACATCTGGCGAAGTTCCCCGGATCACCTTCAGCAGGACGGGGATCTACGTCGAGCCGACCAACGTCCCCAACCCGACGCCGACGATCAGCAACCAGGCGGCGCCGGTGGTGTTCGATTCCGCCAACACCACAGCGGCCACTATCGGCGGCCTGCCGGTCTGCGTGCAGGCGATGACTCTGACACTCGAGCCTGAGCTGTTCTTCCGGGACTTTGCTGGCTGCAGCAAAGAGGTCCAGATCGTGAACCACGTCGTCTCGGGAACGATCACCATCGTTCGCCCGGCAGACCTCGCCACCTTCAACCCCTACGCGCTCTGCACCAACGGCACCCGCCAGGCCATCACGCTCACCCATGGCACCCCCGCCGGCAACAGGGTGATCCCGACGATCCCCTATGCCGTGTTCGGAGCACCCACTGAGGTGAACCTGGACGGCACCTATGGCCTCGAGCTGCCGTTCGTGGGGAAGAACTCCGCCCCCGGCGCCACCGATTCCATGACCCTAACCTACACCTGAGCCGGGCGGCTCAGGCTGGCGATTCCGATCCTTCACCACACCACCACCTCATGGGATTCAAGCTCTCCAGCGCCACTAGCTACGAATGGAAAGTGGCCGGCAAGTTGGCCAACGAAAGCTATAGCTTTACAGCTGAGTTTGCCTTTCTCGATCAGGAGCGGATCGACCACCTGCTGGTGGCGTCAGCAAAGCGAGCAGCACTCCTGAAGCGCGGCGAAGATGACCCTGAACTGGAAGGGGTCAACCATCGGACCATCGCGGCCGAGGTGTTGGTCGGCTGGTCTGGTGTGACCGACGACGAGGGCGAGCCGATCGACTTCACCGCAGCATCGCTCGACAAGTTCCTGAGGATCCAGGGGGTGGCTAAGGCCGTGTGCGACGCCTGGGCCGACAGCCTGGAGGGAGCCAAGCGGGGAAACTCCAAGGCGCCGCGCGGCATTGGCTGAGCGGCGCGAAGCCAGTCGATACAGAGCGGCTGAGGCAAGAGGCCGAAGGCTTAGGCCTGCCTGCTGAGCAGGTGGCCGAGCTGATCGGCGCGCAGGCCCCAAAGCACTTTGAAGTCTGGCCCGAGAACTGGGCCGCTTTGGATCTGTTTCTCCGTTGCCAGACCCAGTGGCGCACCGACAACGGCCACCGCACCGGCCTGATCTACTCCGAGCTGATCGCCATCGGTAGCCTGTATTCAGTGGAGAACCTGGGCCAGGTCGTGGAAGACGTGCAGGTGATCGAGCGCGAAATCTTGGAGCAGGGGGCGAGCTGATGGCCATGAACATGGATGCCCTGCTGAGGATCGCCGCAAAAGTCACCGGCGGCGAGCAGATCACAGCGCTGCAGGGCAAGTTCAGGCAGGTGGAGGGCGCCGCGCAGACACTCACCAGCAGGATCGGCCCGCTGAGTGGGGCCCTGGGCGCATTGGCGCCGGTGGCCACCGTGGGCGGCCTGGCGGCGCTGGTGGGCAAGACGATCGAGGTGGGCGACAAGTTCAAAGACCTCAGCCAACGCACCGGCGTGAGCGTTGAGTCTCTAGCCCGATTCAACAAGGCAGCAGCCACCAGCGGCACCGATATTGACAGCGTGGCCAAGGCGCTCGGCAAGCTCAGCAAGGGCATGTACGAAGCTGCCGAGACCGGCAAAGGGCCCACGTCTAACGCACTGAGGGCGCTGGGGATCAGCGCTAAGGATGCAGCCGGCAACCTGAAGACGGCCGATCAGGTGACCCTTGAGATCGCCAACAAGTTCAGGACCATGCCGGACGGAGTAGAAAAAACAGCCCTGGCGATGCAGCTGTTTGGCAAGGCGCTCGGAGCAGAGATGATCCCGATGTTGAACGAAGGTGGCACCGCTATCGAATCGCTCAGCGTGAAGATGACCACCGCCTTTGCGCAGAAGGCCGACGAATACAACGACAAGCTGGCCACGCTCGGCGGCAAGGTTGGCGGCCTGGCGGCTGGCATCACCGTGGCATTGCTGCCGGCGTTGGAGCTGGTAGTGGACGGGATTACTGCCGTGGTGGACGTGATCGGCAAGCTGCCTGGTCCAATCCAGACAATTATTGGACTGTTTGCTGGCTTGGCCATTGCGGTTACAGCATTGGCCCCGGCACTATCACTGCTCGCCGGCACCGGCCTGTGGACCACAATCACCACAGCCTTCACCGGCTTCCTCACATTCATGAGCACCACCTTTGTGCCTGCCATGTTGGCGTTCTTCTCTGGCCCCGCCGGCTGGATCACGCTTGCTGTGATCGCCGTGGCAGCCATGGTTTACACGTTCCGAGAGCCAATCGGAAAGTTTATTTCCTGGATGGGCGAACAGCTCAGCGGGTTGGCTAAGTCCATCGGCGATGTGATGGGCGGCATCGGCAAGACCATTTATGGCGCCGTGGACGCAATCAACAAAAGCATTCAGTCCACCATCAAGGCCACATGGGACTGGGTGAGCTCTGCTGTGGGCAACGTGGCCAAGGCACTGGCCGCGCCGTTTGAGAGCGCCGCCGGGGCCATTAAGAACGTGCTCAGCAGCGTGCTCCAGTTCGGCGCCCGGGTGATCAACAGCTTCCTGGGTGCCATCAACCAGATGATCAGTGCCGTGAATGCCATCGCCGGCCGCCTCAATCTCCCCAAGCTGCCCACCTTTGGCGGCGTGTCGGTTCCCAGCTTCGAGGGCGGCGGCTACACCGGCAGCGCCCCGCGCTCCGGCGGCCTCGACGGCAAGGGCGGATTTATGGCAATGCTCCACCCCCGCGAAACGGTGATCGACCACACCAGGGCCCGGGCCGGCGGGGGGAGCTCCACCCCCACCAGCATCAGCATCCCGATCCAGACCGGCCCGGTCTACCGGCTGCCCGATGGCACAGACACCGTGAGCATGGCGGATTTCCAGGCCGGCATGCAGGCTCTGGCCTCCGGGATCCTGGGCCAGCTCGGCACCCCTGCCGGCCGCATGGCGCTGCGGGGTGCCTGAGCATGAGCACCGGGCAAGCGGCCTTCCTGGAGATCGGCGACGGGTTCGGCACCACCTTCGCTCGATGGCAGTCCTATGCGCTCGATCAGATCGTGAGCTGGGATTCCCAGTCCTGGGCCTATCAGCAGCTGGACTGGGCAGGCATCACCTCAGGCCAGGCCGTGGGCGATCAGGCCAGCATCACCCTGCCGGCGGTGCCGTCGGTCCTCGAGCTGACTGAGCGGGCCAGGGCGGGCGCCTGGGTGGCCACGCTGCGGGTGATCCAATGGGATGAAGAGCTGAGCTCCACTCCGCCAGCCAGCGGCTATGTCCTGGCGGCCAGCTGCGTTGGCCAGGTGATCGGGGCCGGCGGCAGCCTGACGCAGATCACTTGGAAGCTGGGCTCTGCCCTGTCGCCAATCGGGTCGCAGTTCCCGCCGCGCACGGCCGTCACGGCATTGATCGGGGTGCCCTGCCGACTATGACCGAATCCATCGCCTTCTCTGCCTCTGCCCGCACAGGTTCCAGCGGAGCAGCTCGGCCACCAGCGGCTCGCGCCAGCATCGCCCTCGCTGCGACTTTCGCCCCTGCCGCCGCCGCCCAATCCGGCAACCTCCCGCCGCCGGCCGCTGCCGCTGCCGCCTCCGGCAACTCGCCCCTCCAGGTGCCCCAGGCTGCCATGGTTGTGGGTGAGCCCATCCCGGTGATCTGGGGCCGGCGCCGCGGCAACGTCGGCGGCGTTTTGGTGTTTCCCCGGGCCACCGAGGCCAGATTCGAGAACACCTCGAGCACGGTTGCCAGTCGCTACCACCTGGTGATCTGTGATGGTCGGCTCCCTGATATTCAGCGGCGGGACGTGCGGCTGGGTGAATGCCGAATTGGCACCTTCTCCCAGAACTACAGCCAGCGGGCCGGATCCTGGGCCCCCGGGAATTTCGCCACCGCGCAGGCCGCCTACACCGTGCCGACGTTCCCGGCCTTCACCGGCGGCGGCGGCGACTACCAAGGCCTGAGCACCTTCGAGGCTGGTGCCACGGTCCCCGGCGGATCTGACGACTGGCGCACCGCCTGGAATGTGTTCCTGCGCGGCGGCACGATTGTGGAACGGGGCAGACTGCTCGACTCCACAGTGGCCAGCTCCGACAACATTGCCGACCTGGTGCTTTGGGCCCTGCAGCGCAGCGGCCGGGTGCCCGATGCAATGATCGATTTCCCCAGCCTCATCGCGGCTGCCAGGTTCACCGAGGCCAACGGGCTTTGGTGCAATGGCGAGTTCAACGGCTCGACCAACCTGGGGGATTGGCTGATTGGAATCCTGCCGCAGTTCCTGCTGCGTGAGACCAAGGTCGCCGGGCGGTTTGGCCTTCGGCCGCTGGTGCCCACCAACAGCGACGGCACGATCAACACCGCGGCGATCACCCCCGCATGGGTCCTGACCGAGGCGGCGATCAAGCCCGAGACCTATCAGATCGAGTTCAGCGATGCGGCCAGCAGTAGGCCCACTCCGCTGGCAATGCTCTGGCGGCAGCAGCATGACGACACCGATGCGCCGATCGTGCGGACGCTGATCGTCGGCGATCCCAATGCGCCAGGGCCACCCGAGCAGCACGACCTCAGCCAGTTCGCCACCAGCGAAAACCATCCGGCCAAGGTTGGCGCCTATAAATTCACCCGCCACACCCTTTCGACGCACACCGCTTCGGTGGTGTTGAAGCCCGGCAACCAGACCGGCCAGATTGTCGAGGGCGACATCGTGCAGATATACCTGCAGGTGATCACCAGCCGGGAGCCTACAAGCGTGATCAATCACTTCTACGTGGTGGAATCGATTGGCCACAGCATCGCCGGTGACGAGACCCTGAGCCTGTCGCACTTTCCGGTCGATTCCACTGGTCGCAGCCTGATCGCCTTGGCGGTGGCCGCTGCGGTGGGCACCGGCACGATCCTTCCCAGCAATCGAACCGGCAGCAGCTGCGACCTCCCTGGTGCAGCAGCCGACACCAGCGTGCCGGCCAAGACGACCAGCGGGACACCATTCAGCGCCAGCAGCACCGGCGGCAGCAGCGGTGGCGGCGGTGTGACGCCAGGTGCTGATCCTTACGGCGGCGGTGGTCCGCCCACTGACTCGCCACCGCCTCCGACCGAGGGCAGTAAAAACGCTGGCAACGACGGCATCATCCCGCCTGGCAATGGCACCAACTCGGCGGGCGGTGATGCGCGATGCCCGAATGGTTACGCCCGGGTCACGGGATATACGGTGGGCGGCTACGTTGTTTCAGGCATTGGACTATGCGGCAACCAAGGATTTAACGCAACAAGCTTCCCAAGTTTCAGTTACATGGGCAAGCGTGACGTTTGGATCTATACGCTTGAGGACTGGCGAGTCAGATGGATTGATCCAGACAACGGTCCACAGGAGCGCGTAGTCTCTAGCGTTACATCCAACGTACCGTCAGAGCCTTTTGATTGCCCGTTTACGATTGCTGCTACCTCTTACTCCTGCAGGCTTGACGACGGATCAGCCGGGCCAACCGCCTCTAACACCGGCCCAGCTCCCATCCTTTATCAGACCAAAGATGGCGACACCATGCGCGACATTTCCCAGCGTTTCTACGGCACCCCGGACAGGGCCGACGATATTCAAAATGCTAATCCGTGGCTAATGGGCCTAGATAACTGGGCACTAGGCGGGCAATTCCTGCTGACGATGCCGAACTGATGGCCACCTTCCCCTCTCTGATCCCATCCGAGGCGCCGATTAGCCCCGGCGCCTGGCCCACCACGGCGCACAAAAGCCTGAACGGCGCCGAGTCCAGGATCCGCCATGGCTCAGCACCGATCGGGGGCCGCTGGAGTCCAGTGTTCGCCAACATCACAGAGGGCGACTTCCTGGCCATCTTGAGCCACTACCGCGGGCAACGCAGCGGCTTCGATTCGTTCGGGTTCAGCACCACCACGTTGGCCGCCGATCGCACGCCGGCCGGGTTTGCCTGGCTCTATGTCGGGTCACCGCGGATTGTCGATCAGCATGGGGACTGCTTCACGGTGCAGTGTGAGTTCAGGTGCGAGCCTCGAAGCAATCAGGCGACAAGCTCAAGGGCTTTGCGAACTGGCGCCACAACGCTGACCGTAGGGGCTAGGAGCGGCGGTGTCTCCTTTGCTGTAAGCAGGTCGCTGGAGACCTATCAAACGACGTTGAAGGTAGGGGCAAGAGTTGCTGAGCCATGGCCATTGGCACAGGCCAGCATTAGCCACACAACTGCAATACTGACGCAAGACGCAACGGAGGATTTTACTTTGAACACAGGAAAGCTGTCTCAGCTGCTGTCCGTTCAAATATCGGAGCCGTCTTGGGTAAGAATTTATCGTTCCAGCGCTCATAGATCAGCTGATGTTAGGGTCGCTCCTGGGGGGCTTCTTCAGTCAATGATCGATTTAGGCGACGCTAAGCCATACTCTGAAAACCTAACCACATCGGCTTTGCAGACGATCACTCAAAATCCTGTCGCCACTTTGCAGGGCGATAGTAATGGATTAGTATATGTACGGTTAATCAAAAAAAGCGCCGGGTCTGCGGCGGTCACTTTTACCCCTACGATTCTTCTCCTGAATCCTTAATCATGGCAGTAACAAAGCAAGCCTACGCATCAGCATCAGCTCCATGGGCGGCTACTGCTGTTTGCAATGACCTCCGCGACGCTTTTATCGGCGCGGGCCTGATGACCGCTTGGCATGACTCGTTTGCCGCTGGAGGGCGCGAACATAGAGTTCTGGAGATCATCTACAACGGCTCCAAAACATACGGGAAAACATACTATTGGTTTACCGTTAGTACTACGGGGATCTGGATAAGAACCTCTACCGGCTGGAATACGGGATCAGATATTCCTAGTGGACCTGGCGTTGCGGGAACTCAATACGTGGACTGGTTTGACACAAATACTAGCGGCTTGAATGGCGCGGCACAAATAATAGAACTTCTAACCAGCATTAGCTTTTCAGTCACTCGCTATACGGCAAGCGGTAGAAGTTTCTTTGTCTTGAGAACAGGTACGACGTTTTGCACTTTTACCATCGATTCGGCATCGACTACTTTTAGGACTTTTTATGATTTAAATTTAGGGTATCACAGTGGTATTTATTTAGTGAGTACATCAAGCAGGTCTGTTCGGATATCGCAAACACAAAGAAACAGAAGGGATTTACTTCTTGGTTCGTCGCTTAACAATGACGCATCCTTTGAATCTTCTTACAGGCAAAGTGCGGTAGTCAATCAATACTGCATTCCCAATACCGGCACCACAGGTATGACTGCCACTTTTCCCGATCCAGGCTTTTTGCTTCCGGGCTGGACAACGGCTGCCAATCCAAGCGCAGGCACAAACTTTAACCCGGTCTTTAACGCCATCAGGCTAACCAGTATTCACGCAGCAGACATGCCCGCAGATTTTGGAATTGCATCTCTAAAGGTAAGCAATACACTAGCGATACAGGATAACGCTACAGTAACCGCTGGGACTGAAGAGTACGAAATTCTACAGTTTGCAAACCTTGGCTTTCTTGCTATAGGACTAACAAGCAACCCCGTGTTCTTGGCTAGGACAGTTGGATGACAATTACTACAGCGCAGTCAATTTTTGGCGCCCAATGGGGAGGGGGCGTTGCCGGCTCCATTGTTGCACTGCGACAGACTGGGCCGCAACAAACAGTTGCGCCTGCGGGGATGACCGCTATAGCCAGTGGCGTCAACCGGTCCTACGCAATTTCGGCAAGCGTTTCTGGGATTACTTCCGTATCAGCTGGCTTTGATCCATCCGTCGTGTTTGCGCTTTCAGTGAAGCTGCGAACTCCCGGGCAGATATGGCCAACAGGGTATGCCTAGCCTGTCGTCAGACTCCCGAGGATAAATGGCGAGCTTCATCTACGATTCGTTTCTAGCCGACGTGTTCAGCGGAGCCGCTAACACCTCGCACAGCTATAAGGGCATGCTGGTGACCAGCGGTTACACCGAGAACCGCGCCACGCATACGAAGCGATCGGACGTCACCAACGAGGCCAGTGGGACCGGGTACACCGCCGGGGGCGTGGCGCTCACCCTCACGGCAAGCCTGAACACCGCCACGCACGTTCTCACGCTCACAATCCCGGCGGCCAGCTGGCCCAGTAGCAGTGGGCTCACCGCTCGAAAGCTGATTGTCTACAGGGCCCGCGGCGGCGCCAGCAGCGCCGATGAGCTGGTTGGCTGCTTCGACAATGGCACCGACTTGGTGAGCGCCAACACCATGACCTGGAACGCCAGCACCTGGGCAATCCCCCTCCCGGCCCCCGTCTGATGGCCATCTTCCCCTCCATCGAGCCCTTGGAGCGTTCCTACGATCTGGGGGCGCATCCAATCAGCACCGCCAAGTTCAACAACGGGGACGAGACGCGGTTCCTGCATGGCGCCGTCGCGGTGGACGTGCCAATGGTGCTGGAGTTTCCAGCCCTGTCGCTGACCAAGGCCCGGCAGATCACCGGCCACTTCGACGCCCACGGCCTTACGAGGTCGTTCACGATCCCGGTTCATCTCTGGCGCATGCACAGCAATCGCTACGACGTGGTGCCGGTTGGGTTTGTCTGGCGCTACGCCGACAAGCCCGAAGAGACCCCACGGGGCGGCGGCTTGTTTGACGTGTCCGTCTCTGTCCTTTCTGCCGGCTAATCCAATGACCAATCCCACCACCGCCTCAGTCCGCGCCGCCGCCGAGGAGCTGATAAAGCGCGGCCAGGCCCTCCCCCATCAACTGGCTGCCCTGTCCGCGTTGGATCAGGCTCTGACGCCTGAGCAGCGCCGCGCCTTCACGGCGGACTGGAGAGCCGCAGGCAGCCCGGCTGCGGCGCCGGCGGCGGCGCCCGAGCCGCAGCGGGTCGGGTTGGTGGGACCGAAGAAGCGCCCTGACCTGCGGCCCGGTGATCACCACCTAGTGATGGACGACCGGGCCGAGACGATCGCCGCTTTCGATCACAAGGGGCAGCAGCTCTGGAAGGTGGCGGCTCTGGCGCGAGGGCAGTCCACCGAAACGGACTGGAGGTCGCGCAGCAGCGACACCCCGCCGGGGCTTTATCGCGTCGGCGCCATCTATCGGGATTACGAGGCTGATCCGACCACCACCTTCTCGGTTGACCGGCGTTCCTACGGGTGGTTCTCGTTCGACCTAGAGGGCATGGAAGGGCAGGAGGGGCCAGGCAGCCGGGACGGACGGGACGGCATCATGATCCACGGGGGCGGCACCGCCTGCGGATGGCCTGGTGCGTGGCTGCCGCTGCAGTCGCTCCATCCGACGCTGGGCTGCATCCGGATGCACAACAAAGACCTCAGGGACCGAGTGCTCCCCCTGGCTCAGATGGGGGCCATCTACGTGTCGGTCTGGCAGGAGGGAGGCTGATCCGCCTCAACCTCCCCATGCGGCAGCAGCCGGGCGGCTACGTATCGATGCCGCACACCGCACTCCCCGAGGCGCTGGTTGGCCCGGTGGACCGTGGCGGCGGTGGCATGGGTCTCGTACAGCACCGCGCCAGTGTCTTGGTGCAGCAGCGCGTAGGCCTCGACGGGCTCATCAGCCTGTGGAGGCTGAGCTGCTGCGGTGGTGGACATGGTTGAGGGTGAATCTGTTTGGCTCGATCCCGATGTCAGCCCATCGGCGGCTTGGCACTTGGAGGCGGCCCGGCGGGCGGTGCCGCGGCTCTCGCGTGAAGAGCTGGAGCGGCAGCTCACCCTCAGTCTGGCGGCCCAGGTGAATGGGGCTCAGGCACTGAAGCGGGTGCTCGGGCGGCTGGTTGAGCTGGAGGCCCAGGTCGCGGCGCTGGAGCGGCCGGGCCGTGGCGCTATGGGGTGGCTGCGGGGGTTGGGATTGGGAGGCTGAGCTGCTCGGCCACTGCCCAGCGGTTGCCGGTGTGTGCTTGCAGGAACTCCCACCGCTCAGGGTCGAAGAACGGCTGACGCGGATACCAGGATTCGACGGGGGTGGCGCATTTGGAGCTGTTGCAGCGCCCGCAGGCTGGCGCCAGGTTGGTCGGGACGTGAAGGCCGCCATTCGCCAGTGCCACGACATGCTCCAGGGTGAGCCTGCCGCTGGCGCCGCAGAAGCAGCAGACGTTGCCGAACAGCGCATCGCGCCGGGCGGTGGTTGCGGAGGTTACCGGCTGGCAGGGGTCGATGGCGCCACGTAATCGAGCGCGGCGATTGTGCTTCTTATGTCGAGACGCCGCCCGCTCCCGCTCAGGGTTGGCCGCACGCCGCGCCCGCTCCCGCTCCCGCTGTCGCTCAGGGTAGGCCGCACGCCGCGCCCGCTCCCGCGCCCGCTCCCGCGCCCGCTCCCGCTCAAGGTTGGCCGCACGCCACGCCCGCGCCCGCTCCCGCGCCCGCGCCCGCGCCCGCTCAGGGT